TCGCGCGCCGAAGGAGTTCCAGCCGGTGCGCAGCGTGTCGATGTCCATGACGACGCCGCCGTTCTTCAGCGGCGCGTACTCCGCGGCGCTGTCACCGTAGCCGGTGACAAACGTCTCGGGTCCGTATGTCTCGCCGCCTTGCACCTTCCATTTCAAGTAGCGGTTACCACCGCCGCGCGGGCCTGTATCAAACTCAAACGCCATCTCTGCTACCTCCTTTACGGTTAGCTTTTGAACACGACGCGGCGTATGTCCTCAGAGCCGCGCCAGAAGAAACTGTCAGGGTTGTGCGGCACGATCGCCGCGAGATCTTCCGCGTTTGGCGAGATGCGCAGGAAGCGCTCCAGGCGCTCCGTCTGCGACTTCACGGTCGCCAGTAATGCGCTCACATCGCCGTCTGCGCGCCACTCGGCCTTTTTCGGCGTGACATAGAGAAACTTGACCTGCTGGTTGCCCCGCGCCCGCTGGTACAGAGCGCGCTGGATCTGGTGCGACAGCGACATCACCGCGGGCATGCGGCTCGTCGTCTTCAGGTCGACGATCAGCCCGCTCTCGGGATACAGGAAGTCCAAGTAGTAGACGAACGGGATCGTGAACCCGTCGCACCGGCAGTCGAGCGTGCCGCCCATCTGCCCGCCGTCCTCGCCGAACTCGGGCTTGCCAAACTGCGCCAGCTCGCCGACCGCCAGCGTGATGCACGGCGCGATCATCGCGCGCTCTTTTTCCGTGTCTGGCGATGACAAGATGACTTTTCGGTCGAATGCTTTTTCCGCGTTGGCAATCGCCTCGTCGAGCGACTTGCCGCGATACACGACATCCACGACGCCGTCCTCGATCGCGATGCCGCGCGCGGGCGCAGGTCCGAGAGCGCTGCGATGTCCAAGCAGTTTCTCCGCGACGAAGACGTCGGGAGCGGCGATCCACAAGTTCAAGGTCGATGCAGACAAATGGATGTCGGGGTTGCGCTTGTTGGTGAACGCGGCGCGATGCAACTCGAAGCCGTTCATCCGTGTCGCCCCGCTAGCAAATCGAAGAAGTCGGCCATCGGCAGCACGACGAGCGGCGGCTTGTTGTCCGCGCCAATAACCAGCGCGTCAGCCGCCTCGGCTTCGAGCCAGGCGTAGATTTGCTTGAAGCCGTCGCCTCGCTTCTTTGCTTCGAAGATCCACTTGACGCCCGACGCAGCGGTGACGACGACGTCGCCCTTTGCGAAGTTGGTCGCGCCACTCAGCGGCACCCTCTGCGCGTCAAGTTCGTGCAGCTTCGCCCGGTTGACGATCTCTCGCTCGAAGCGAGCGCCCTTGTCGCGTTGCGCCTTGCCCACTAGCGCACCCGCCAGCAGGATTTGGGGCCGAGTTTCTTTCTGTGGTTCAGCGGTCGCGGCAGGTGACGCCGTTTCTTCCGCTTGCGCGGCGCGAAGGTGGTGACCAGCTTCTTAGCCATCGGCCAGCACCTCGCCGCTGCCTAAGCACACAGGGCACTCGACCGGGTCAGCGCGTGTCTCGCTGCGCCGGAAAAACACCACGCCGCGGCCGTCGCACTCGTCGCAGGCGACATAGTCGCTGTCGGCCGGATCAGTCATCTGCTACCAACTCGGCGATTGCCCCGACGTTTTGGGCAAGCGCGATGTATCCAGCCGCGTCGACGTAGTCGTCGACGTTGTGATCGCCCAACTGCGTGCGCGCGATCTTGAGGAGCGCCATCATTAGCGCCACGTCTCGCGGGCTGAGAGGATCAGCAGGCTCCGGCCTGATTGACAGGAAGGCGTTCCAGAGCCGCGCGACGTTCGAGTGGTTTGTGTGCGCGTCGCCGTGCGTCGCGGCGCGGGTCTCGGACACAAGCTGCGACGCCTGCGCCAGCAGGTCTGCCGCTCTCATTCCGCGACCTCATCGGCAACCCACGCCGCGTCGAGCAGCGTCAGCACGCGAGTACACGATCCGCAGTGGACCTCCCGCCGGTTCTCGTAGACGCGGCCTCGCGTCAGTTCTCCGCACAGCTCGCAGACTATGTGGCTGGGATAGTGTCGCCGGTAAACGTCGCTGGGGCGGCTCGGCGGGGTCGACTGCATCATCGCGCGATCTCCGACGCTGCTTGCAAATCTTCGCTCGTCACCTCGCCGTGCGTCGCCGCCCTGATCTTTGCGGCGTGGACTGGGCGCGGCTGCTTGAGGCCGCGCGACCAATAACTGACCGTGGCGCGGGAGACGCCGACGGTGTCGCTGAATTCCTGCTGGGTTAGGCCGCGGGCGGCAAGGTATTCGCGAAGGAACATGCACGTATCACCAGCTTGTAACTAACAAGTCACTATGAGTTACATAATGGCGCAGTGGATTGTCAAGCGTAATTACAATCGATAGGCTTGAGCCCGGCACAGAGCGCACTAAGCGCCGCCTATTGGGAGGAAGCGATGAACAGATTGAAGCAGGCGCTCCAAGAGCGCCGCATGACCGCCGAGCAACTGGCGCAGTTGGTGGGCATGAAGGGCGCCGCGATCCGTAGATACGTTCGGGGCGAGATCCAGCCCACTGTAGACTTGGCCGCTCGCATTGCCGCAGCGCTTGAAATGGACGAGGGCGAATTATGGGGCGTCGCCAGCGCCACCAGCCCAGCGACCGGCCGCACCGTGCCGGTCTACGGCGCTGCCGCCGCCGGCACAGGCGAGGATATCAGCGACGTCTCGACGCCGTTGGAATACCAGCCTTCGCCGCCGGTGGTGCGCGGCGCAGGCTATGGCGTGATCGTGGCGGGCGACAGCATGTCACCGCGGCTACAGACCGCCGACGTCGTATTCGCGAGCCCCGGCAATCCGCTGCGGCCCGGCGATCTCGTCGTCGTGCAGTACAAATCCAAGCGCGGCGAGACGCTCGCGATCGTTAAGCAGTTCTGCTCGTACTCCGCGGAAAAGCTCGTTCTAGAGCAGCTCAACACAGCGAAAAAAATCACGCTCGCGCGTGCCGACGTCCTGCGCGTCGATAGAGTGGTCGCGACGCATCATCACTAGCTTGACGGGCTCATAACTAATAGTTACGCTCCCAGTTTCACATGGGAGGTAGCTATGCTTCAATGTATGAGACTTGTAGCAGAGACCGTCGCGTTCTTGGCGGCGCTTGGCGTCGTCTACATGCTTGTGATCGTGATCGCCGCTGGCACGGGCTCGCTGTGACTAGCGCTTTGGTCTCTGTGGCTGACGCTGCACGGCTGCTGTTTGGTGCGGCGACGCGGTCAGATCAGATGCGCGTGGTGCGGCTGTGCCAATCCGGCCAGCTTCGCGCGCTGCGGGATGGCCGACGCTGGTGGATTGTAAGGGCTGCGCTGGACGATCTACGCAGCGCAGCTTGAAAAGTCGAAGTCGTCTCGCACGCTGCCGACGGCGACCGGCTCGACAGCGTAGCGCCGCAGTAAGTCTGCTATGCCAGCCGCCAGCGCGATCGCGCTGTCCTCATCGTGGCACTCGATGGCGAGGCCGTCCTGGTCCGCGGCGGTCAGTGTAACGTCGGCGTAGTCGCCGAGGTATGTCGTGATTTTCATGTCTGCCTCCGATGTGACGCCGCTACCCTGCCAGCGCATGGGCGGCAGCGTCATCAGTGCAGATATGACAATGACCTAATAATAGGTCGTTTTTTAGCACATGACAGATCGTATGAAACGCTATAGCTTTTTTGGTGTACTTGCCTTTCTAGCTAAGGTTTGTGCGAAACAGGGCGCGATCGGATGGTTTCCAAAAAATACTCCGGTCGCGCTCCTGTCACACATCCGAGAAAAGCGAAATGAATCTACTTATTTAGTTCCAGTTGCGGGCCCGTCCAGTCAAAGATTTGCTTGTGCCGCGCTAGGCAGGCGTGCATGAACTCCCGCGCCTCCTCGCTCGCATCCTCCCATAAGGCGAGGTAGCTGACTGCTCCGATCTGCTCCGCCGCGCACATGAGATTCACGTTCCAGGTGATGTTCTGGACCGCAGTGCGTCGCACCGCCTCTCGTGTCAGCGCGAGGCGTCTAACGCGCGAGTCGCGGCGGTCGATCACCTGCGTCACACTCCGCTGCGCGAGCAAAGTTGGCACGATTTTCTTTGCGCCGCTGGCGGTGGCCTGCATCTGCGTGGCGATATACTCGACCTCTTTACAGCTCATGAGATCGCAGTCACCGCCGAGTACCCACGTTAGATAGCGCGCGGCGACCGCGTAGGCGCAAGTGCGCAGCGGCGTGTGCATAGCTTTCGCGCCGCTGGTCATATGCGTCAGATACGTCGCCTGGCACCACGACTGCATGATGCGCAGCCGCGCTTTCTGGGTTTCACAAAGCGCGAGCCACGCTTGTCGGTCGAGCGGGTCGAGATCTGTATATTTGACGTGGTCGTCGATGTATTGATTGACCGCCGTCGTGACGAAGGCCAGCCAGGCGTACTCGTTGCTATTGTCTTTCATAGCCTTCCTCCTCCCAGCGCGGCGCCGAGCCTCGCGCCCAGATCCCGATCTCGCTTGGCATCTACAAGCCAGTGGCCGTATTGAGCGTGTGTGAATGCTATAGAATGATGCCCGAGCAGCGTGGTGATTGTGGCCTCACCTTCGCCCAGCTCGAACAGCAGGATGGACGCGAAATAGTGGCGCAGATCGTGCCAGCGAAGCAAGTCCACGCCTGCGGCCTTGCAGGCCGCGTGCAGGCCGCGTTTTCGCCAGTTGTTGATGTCGGCGACCCCGCCGGTCGCGGTCGGAAACACGAGCCCCTGGCGGCGCTGCTCGATCGGCTGTGCCAGCTTCCACGCACGCAACTCCGCGATCAAGTCAGGCGCCAACGGCACCGTGCGCTTGCCCCCCGCAGTTTTAGGCGCGCCAATAATCCCGTCCTTCTTTACTGCGCGCGTAACGCGCACGACGCCAGCGTCGAGGTCGAGGTCATTCCAGGTCAGCGCCAGCTGCTCCCCGGCCCGAAGGCCAGTGTGGGCGGCGAAATGGATGACTAGCCGGTGGCGCTCATCGGCATGCGCGATGATCGCGGCGATCTGCTCGCGCGAGATGCGAAGTGCCTCCTGTGGCGCGTCCGTCCGCCGAGGCAGCCGCACGCGGGCAGGGTTGCTCGATATCTGGTCCGTTACGACCAACCACTCGAATAGCTGGCCGACAATCACCCATTTCTTCGCGAGCGTCGCGTGAGCGCGGCATGCCGCTTTAAGCTGTCCTTGGACGGCAGCCAGATCGGACTTGCGCAGTGCGCCCACGCGCCGCGAGCCGAAAGACGGGCTGCCGAAGCCGACGACCTGCCGAAGCGCAACGGCTTTGTTCTCGACGTGGGCTGCTGATATTTCGCCCGCGCGTGCGCGCGACTCCTCGTGCTGGAGGTAGTCCTCAATCGCATCCGCGACGCGCAGGCTGTGAGCCGGGTCCAGATACACCGAGCCAGCGCGGTGCGCGGATCTGTGGTGCTCCAGGTAGACTTCGGCTTCGGCGCGCGCCTCGAATTTGCGTTGCTTGCCTCCGTACCGGCGCGCGTCGGCGTAATAGAGTTGGCCTCGTTTCCTGATCATGTGTCCCTCCTCAATTTCTAGTTACAACGTAATATCTGTAACTAACAGTGACAAGAGCGACCTACGCTTTTTTGCGTGATTTTGCCTTTTCGTGATTATTTCGTGATCGGGCACAAAAAAAGGACTTAGCCAAGCTGCTAAGTCCTTGATTTTATTGGTTGCGGGGGCAGGATTTGAACCTGCGACCTTCAGGTTATGAGTGAGATCATACCCGAAAAAACAACCAAGGCAAAACAATCACTTAGCAGCTAAACCACGAAAAAACGAGGCCGTGCTTGCGATTGAAGCGTACAAGCGACTACGGGCAATTGCAATAACATGCTGGCGACTGCGAGCATTTTCGTGATTATTTCGTGATCGAGCCTGTAGGTCACAGTGTCGCCGCGGCGTCTTCCGGTCCTATCCCCGCAGCATGACCTGTGCAAGATCTTCAGCCCGCCGCGGCACCTGCTTGGCCCACCGGGAATCGAGCATCTGGTCGTGGGCTTCCTGCCAGTCGCCTGATCGGATCGCGGCCAAGGCTTTCCTAAACTGCACCACGCCCCCGACCCCGACATTGTACGCCCAGGACAGCATCGCCCGCTGCCGCGAGGCATCCAGGTCGCGCCACCACGCAATGTGGTGATCTAGCTGCCGCTCGACTTCCGCGATGTCAGCGTCGAGCAGCATGAACGCCTCGGCCTCGCTGATGCCTCGGGCTGCGGTGAGCAGGCGACCGACGCCGATGGTCGGGTTGCCAAGGAGCGTGTCGCCGGCCTCGATCGGCTTGCCCGTCGCGTCGTCGTAGACAGCGAGGCGCAGCCCCTCGTGGCTTACGAGTTCTTTGATGAGCGCCGGTCGGCTGAATAGCTGCGTCACTTCCGGCCCAGACGGTTTCTGATTAGATCGCGAACGCCGAACGACGCGGCGAAGACCGTGATGATAAGAACTTGGAACCATTCCGGCGCAGCCTCCAAGCCGCGCAATCCAGAAAGAGCCCACGCCTGGGTCCACGGCAGGAAGACGAGGGTCAGCACGACGACCGCCCAGATCGTCAGAAGTTCGTCTTTCCAGGAGTTCGCGCTGGCCCGCGCCATGATCTGGTCCCAGTCTATGTCGGCGGTCGCCTTCTTCGCCTCGATTTCCAGCCGCGCGGTGTGCTTCGCCTCCGCGATCTCGGCCCGCTTCTCGAACCAGCGCGTGCCCGCCTCGACAACCTTGCCGATCACGGGACCGCCCAGCATCTTGAATAGCATATGCAACATCTGGTCTAGCCTTTCATCTCGGTGACCGTCCAGCGCGTGACCTGGGCGAGCGGGTAGTAGGTCACCTCGCCGGTCAGCGCTCTCACTTCCAGGACCGTGTCGCTCGCTAGGATCGCCCAGTCGGTCGGCGCCGCGACAAGATGCACGTCGATCGTGTCTTCGCCGATCTCGACGCGGATCATTTGCAGATTCGGCTTCATTCGACCAGCGCTCTGATTTCTGGGGACATGGGGCCGGAAAATTCGATGGTGTGTGTCGTGACGTAGGCCGTCACGACGCCGAGTTGCCGCTGCAAGTCGCTGCGAGGGCGATTGATGCGCGACGGCGTCTTGCGACCCCTGTTAATTCGCTGCTTGTCGCTCTTTGCGTCGACGAGAAAAACGTGGCCGTCTGGATGCACAGCCGCAATGTCGACGGGGCCGCTACCGCGAAACTCTTGCGTGTAGATCAGCCAGCCGCGCTCAATCAGATGCAGCGCAACGCGCGCCTCGGAGTGAGCGCCAAGCTGATGCCGGTCGCTAATCCTCTGCAATATGCCGCGCGGCTCTGATGCGAACGTAGAGCAGATAGATGCCGCCGAGCGCGACGACCGCGTTCGCGATTAACACGACGAGCGACAGCGCGTCGACGGTGAATTGGTACGCCATGCCCGCGGTGCCGATTGCGGTCGCCGCACTGCCCACGATATTGTCGCGCATCAGATTTCGTCCCCGATTGTTATTTCCCGCACCCAGCCGGTGCCGGTTGCGATGATCTGCGGTGGCGCGGCGCGGTTGGCTTGCATGTAGATCAGTTGCCAATCACCACGGTCGTCGAACGTCACGACGATGACCGACGTGTCGGCGAGGACCATGCGGGTCGATGCGTCCCGCTGCTCGAATTGCGTGCCGGTGCCGACGACGCACAACAGATCGGGTTGGCCTTGCGGCGACATGAAAAAAGAAAACGCGCTTGTCTTGCTTGCGGTGATCGCGACCCACGAGCCGCTGGTTCCGTCGACGCCATGCTCGACAAGTCGCTCGCCCAGGTTCGCCGCTACCTGCAACAGCGCCGGGCGCGGGGCACACTGCTGCGCTGCGGCAACAAAAAAGCCCGCCGAGGCGAGCCAGATGATTGCCGCGAGCGCCAGACGTCTCATCGCTGCTGCCGATCGTTAAACAGCGCAAACAGCGCCGCGACCTTTTCCTCAAGCACCCGCACCCGCACCAGGATCTCGGCGCGGAACGCGACAGCGACAGCCGCTACCGCGATCACTCCGGAGGCGATCGGCCACAAGTCGACTAGGCCGGCCATTACGCGGCTGGCTTGGTCGGCCAGACTACATCGGCTGGACTTGAGAAAGTCTGGGGTACGTCACGCAAGGATTGTCGGTATGCCGCCTCTGCCGCCGACATCGCGCGATCTGAAACTGCCCACCAATCTGTAGATTTAAGAAGCGCATCACGCTCACCACGAATACCAGCCCACGTTGGTGCAGGAGGCACGTAGTCAGCAATCGTGACGCCGGGGTTGTCCTCTTTGAACTTCTCCGCAGGCGGATTGTGAAACTCGCCGTTGGCAAGTTCGTAGCCCACGTAGGTGTGGGCCGCGTTTGTGTATCTGATGTTCAACATATGTCCGCCCCTATAGTTCCGCGCTGAAAGCAATCCAACCACCGGCAGTGCCGTCTGATCTGACAGACGTTCCTTGCCCTACTGTGCTTCCGCTCGCCACCG